TTTTACAATTCCATTCATACTATGGAATACCAGCTTGCCGCTCTCTAAAGCCTGTGCGAGCTGTGATTGAGTATAATTAGTATCAACGCTGAGTTCGCCGTCATATGCTGTATTCGCAAGACTGTCTTGCACGGCACAACCGGCCTCTGCGCCGGCTGTCCAGTACACCAAATCTGAGATATTAGCGTCAGAATTAGTGCAGTCGTTTTCCACGCTGATAATCCCATATTCATCAGCTTTGTTGTAATCATGCAATACAGTCTGAAATTTTACACCTAACTCATCACGCATACGCTTTGTAAATACAGCCCATAACGATTTAATTTTTTCGTCTTGTCCTGCATACCCAAGGATATTAAAAGTATAGCTTTCAAGTTTATCTAAAAATCCTTGATAATCCTCTCCTGTTACGGTACCGTTACCGCCTTCCGTCAATGGCGTTCCTGCAGTTACCGTCAGTGAGCCTGTTGTCTTAAAATCCACATAATCATTAGATGTAAGCTCTGCCAAAGTACCAACAGTCTGAGAATCTTTAATACTTCCATCTAAAGCAGTCTCAACCACATACAAATCAGCATTATCAACATCCTTGGTTACGATTATAGTTATATCATTACCTCTAGTTCCCGCATATTTCGCAGTGGCTATATTATTGCTCGCTTTAATACCTATCCCCATCCTGTAACATAACACTGACTTAGCGTGTAAAAACAGTTCACGCAAATTACGCATTTTTATATGATTATAAGAGTATCCAAAAATCTTCTGAGAATTCTTATAAAAATCAGAATTACTAACCTCAAATATCTCTCCTTCAACTCCCCAGTCAAGCTCAAATGGCATAGCCGCCACACCTCTGTCGGACATGACGGCCGTTGCTCTTGGGGTAGAGTAAAAGTTTATATACGTCCCCGGTAAAATCTTGTTTTGTGCAGTGAAAATACCGCCTCCTAGTGACATTTATTTCACCTTGCCTTTCATAAAAATTTTAATTGCTTTCTCTGTTTCCTCAATGGAATACAGTTCTTTTTCATCTAATATTACCTTAAGTAAATCTGCACGTAATGCAAATTTTTTTGAATTAATCAGCTGCTTTTTTGAAAACTTATCAATGTTTTCTGTGCTGTTTTTAACTGTTGCTGTCAAGATTTACACCTCCATATTCCAAATCTTTCATTTTCTCGTTTTCATCCGGTAAAATAAGATTTACTCCTAAGTTGTAGTTCACAAAAAAATGCAAAACCCCGTCTATAATTTCATAGTGCATATTAGTACCATGCAGTTTAGATTTATCGCTTAATGTTATCCATTCCATTCCAACTGTCAGCTTTTCTCCAACAGCATACAAAATCTCTTTTTTGTCATTTGAAAAATGGATAATATCAAAAGCATTAATACAATCATGTCTCAAACCTAAATAATTTTTTGTATCACTGTTTATCAGCTCAACCAAAAAACATGGCGGCCTTAATTTTTGATTTACATTATTTGTATAAACAGAATAATTAAATAAGTTAGACAAGCAACCGGTTAACCCATATAATATTTTTTCAATCAAACACCTCACCTAATTTCTGTAAGATTCGTTTTTCAAGTAACTTTGGCACTATTTTTTCAATTTCAATTTCAGATTTAGTTAACATAAACCGTCCAGTCACCCAGCCGCTATGATTGCTTGTTCTGTGCCCGTACTCAACATAGATTGCATATTTCGTGGCATTATATACAGTTATTCGCCATTCCTCTCCATGTTTTACCGCAGAGCTTACATTCCATGAACCTTTTAAGTGCCCTGATAATACAGGCGTTTTCTGCTTAACTTTTCTTAGCATTCTTGCTGCTATCTCGTTACAACAATCTTGAGCCAGCTTATCATAATCAACTTTTTGGAATGTTTGCAGCTTATCTCTAAGCTGCTCTAACTCTTTATAATCGCAACTGCCCCAACTGCCCATTATATCCAATCCTCTACAAGAGACAATATAATTTCCTGATGGCTGCCGTATACTGCTGGTTTTCCGCTTTTTTCATATGTATTTGTTGCGCCGTTCTGAGTTATAACAAGTGTTGTTCCTTCAGTCACATTAATGTCCGGCGAACAAAATAGTTTTATCTCTTGTACTGCCTTATATGCGCCGTCTTGTTCCGATACAGTTGATATATTTTTATAAGATACACGGCACGGTACATCTTCCGCAACGATTTCTTTTATTTGTTCAGTGATTTTAGTATCTTCATTTTGTTTATTAACACTCTCATACAATGTCATGCGGCCTGTGTAAGTCTTTTCTATTGCCGCTCTAACCATATCCGTTACCATACTAAACACCTATACTTTCTAAAATAACCTTTGTCAATTTTACACATCTGTTTTACAACTTCATCAAACCTCTGTTCCGGGGTATTATCTTCATTCAAAGCAAATGTCACCGATGTATCACCAACGTTTATCTCCTTTACCGCGGCGTTAAAATTAAAATTATCGCCGAGCAAATTTAACATCTTTGCAGTTTTTAAATATTCACCGCAAATTATATTTGCAACTACACTTTCAGTTTCATCCGGTATACGCTTTGTGTGACATATATTAAGTATCTTAGATGTTACCAATTCAACAGCTTGTTCCAGTAGTCCCGTATTAATTTCCGAAACACCAAAACAGTTTAGCATTTCTGCCGCGCTCGTATAAATATCCATATCAACCTCTCCTAAATCTTATGTTTAAACTCCACTATTCTAATTTTCTTAGCTTCGAATACCGGTTTCCAGTTCTCGGCTTTTGCTACTTCTGCTCTTGATGGTCCCTCAGTTTTGGCAACATCGGCATTAGTCCACGAGATTCCTCGAGGATGTAATATATATGTCTTACGGTTAATAAGATAATCAACACCTGAGCCCTTGCGTTTCGCCCTATCCGTCTCAGTTGAAACAAAACCCACCGGACTTCCATTGCCAAGCGCTATAGCGCCATCGCCAAACAAATATGTCGAGAAAACCATATTTGCGCCGCTGCCTGTATACGGACAGCCATCATCTATAATAATGCGCTTACCCATATATGTATTAAATGGTGACGCGTCAGACGGTCTTTGTGTTTCGATTAAATCTTGTTTTCTGAGAGCTGATTCAACAGCGCTGTGCATTGCTATCGCTGTGAGCTGAGACTTAGCATCTCCTAACAACTGCTGGGCGTCAATAAACGCAGCTCCGGACCATTTAGAAGCAGCTCCCGTACCACTTGAAATGTCAAGTATATTACTGCTTAATCTTGTTTCAGCGGCAGACCCCTCGCTGGCTGTTGTGGTTCCAAAAATACCCTTTAGAACAGCGATGAGTTCTTTCTGCATATCTCGTGACCAAAAACCCGCGATAAGTGAACCGATAGCCGCCATCGGGTCTGACCCTGACATTGCTGCCGACAAATCTGTTGCGCTCCACATCTTTGCTCGTCTCAGTATCACCGATATATCTTTATTTGATGTAATTTTTTCATCTGTCAAATCTCCGCCTTCAATAATTTGTTCTGATTCTCCGTTCAAATCTTCATAAAACGGCATTTGCACCATTGGCGCTGCCTGTGACGCGAGTGTGTTATACTCCGTATTGTTCCTTATTATTCCGCTTTGCACCAGTTCCGAAAGCTCCATTGTTTTTTCAACAACGTATGGGTTAAACAGCTCCGGCACTATTATATCTGTTAATGTTGTTCCTGGCATAATAAATCATCCTTTCAATTTTAAATTTTTGTTCCCGCCTCAGCCGCTAAAGCCTTGGCTTTTTCCGGGTCATCTTTAAGCAATTGTCCCTGTTCTGTCAAGTTAAATGTGTCTTTTGCAAATGGATTAATTGACTTTATTTTTCCGCTTCTAGGGGTATAATCAACCTGAACTTCATTAGTTTTAAAGAGAAACTTTTTACTTTCCTGCATAGCTGTCAGCTGTTCATCCACTCCTGACACCTTGCCGTCTTCATCAACTGTTATCTTATCCATATCAAACAACTTTGCAACAATATCAATGTCCTGGGCTTTATCGGCTATTGCAGTTTTAATTGCAGTTTCTTTCTTGAGTTTGTCAATCTGCTCCTTGTGGGTCTGTTCGGACTTATCAAATTTTTTTTTCCAGTCATCAGCAGCCTTTTTGATTTTATCAATATCCATATTTTTAAAGTTTTCAATTTGTTTATTGGCTTCTTTAAGCTGGACCTTAATATTGTCATAATCTGCATACTTGTTTTTAACAGCTTCGACATCTTTGCCGTTCTCATCCATAATTTTGTCAATTATTTCTTCAGACAACTCCAAGCTTTTTAGATATTCCCTTTTCATATGATTCCTTTCTCGCTACGCTGATTTACGTCAGTTGCTTTGACCTGCGCTCGTAGTTTTACGTCATTGCGGACAAATTTTGTATATAAAAATAACGCCTGCGATATTACAGACGTTAATTAATTATTTTTGCAAACCTTCCCTCTCTATAACTGTAAATTTATTTACGTATACTTCAATGCTTATCGTCTGAACCTTTTCGGGTTCAACATCACAATTAACAGCACTGACATACTTTAATCTATTACCATCAACATATACACCTAAGTTTTCTCCGCTTTTAATTATCGTTACATCACTTCCAAAAGTGTCTTATGTTTGCTTTTCAGCCATCATCTCACCCCTTTCGAGCATAATAAAAACACTCTGCCTATTTGCAAAGTGCTTATTTATATAATTTCTATTGATTTTATTTCCGATAATTCAATTTCCATCGGTATATCTTCAAAACCAGGCTTTTGGGTTTGCCAAATATCAATAGCCGCACCATCAGGCTCGTTGTCAAGTTCAGAGACATAGTTAAACAGCTTACCAGTGATTTTTTGATCATCGACACATATGATTAACAATTCTTTGTTAATCATATCTTTGATATTATTCATAAATTTGTCAATACTCATATCATATATTCCCCCTTTGGATTTGATGGTACCACGTGAACGCCTTTTCTTTTTGAATAATGTATTATTCCCTTAGTTGTTTCGATGCTATTGCCATCTTTGTCGATATATTTTCCTATAACGTCATCATGCTCAAACCAAGTTCGTTCTTTCCAATCGCCATTACGTTTCTGAAAGAAAAATCCTTCCCCTGCATACATATCTATTAGTTCCTGTGGATCAGCGGTTAATATGCTTCGGCCCTCAATATAGTTGTTAGTTCCAACAATATGCTTATCTTGCTGCCCTTTATTTAACGATAAATTATAATTTTCTTTAATATTTTTCTTAACCTGCTCTTTAAATTTATTATATTCTTTTTCTTTAGGTTCGTCAACATATTTAGATTTCCACTCGGGATATTTCATGTCGGCCGGAACAGTATAATATTTACCGTTTTCATCTCTCGCTGCTCGTGTCTCATCTTTTGTGAATTCATCAAAATATGGCACTGATGTTGTCCGACACCGGCAGTGAAACGGTGGATGGTTTATTCCGACTTGTAAGTCCGACGTCTTAAAAACTTTGCCGTCCATGTGCCGGCATATTTCGGATGTTCTGTTATCTAGTGTCGCAAGTATTTCATATTCATCAACACCTAATTCTTGATACGACTTCTTTTGACCTGCTGATCTAAAAAATGCGCTCTCTGTGAAAGCGAGGTTAGAAGCCTGCGATTTTGTCACACCAAAATCTTTTGTAATTTTAGCTACTAATTTTTGTGGATTTTCTCCCGCTATAAAATTCTGTGCTAAATCTTTTTGAAGTTTATCTATCAACTCCGGCCTGTGTTTTCCCCATATTCGCTGACTAAAGGTTCTATTATCAGCTGTCCAAGGCTTTGATAAGATTTTAGCAACGGTTTTATCATCAAGTATAGAAAAAGATGAGCCTACACCAAACCCTTTTTGAAATTCAAAAATTGATCGATAATAGCTATCTTTATATATATCGTTTAAAAGAATTGATATACTTTCCGCTTGTTTTGC